GGATAAGCGGAAACCCGTAAAGTGAACCCCCCGCACGGGGTCGGGATAACGCACAGAGGAGGATTATGGCTGACGAAGAAACTGTGGATACCCCACAAGGTAGTGATACAGACTGGGAAACGGAGTACAAGAAGCTCCAACGAAAGTTCAATCGCAACCTAACTAAGTCTAAGGATGCTAGCCTACGGTTAGCTGAATTAGAATCAGGGCAGAGGCGGTCAGAACAATTGATGCAGACTCTTCTTGAAACGACAACCTCGTTTGGAGATGATGATTTGCGGGAGCGTACCCGTAACACATTACGGGACTTCGATGACCAGCGTAAAAATGATACTTCCGCTGCTAAGTTCGAGGCCGACATGTCTCATTTGCTTGACGAACGTGATGCAAACTGGGATGATGAGCGGCTAGCTGGTGCAAGAAGACTGCTAGATGAGGTCAACCAGACAGGAGACCTTACTCGTCTCTCTGAAGTCAGTAGGCTGACCCACGAGGCCTTAGCTAGCGGCGGAACTGACGCAGATTCACGCATTCAAGACGCTATTCTAAAGGACAGACAAGAGCACGGACGCGTAGATACGGGCTCATCTGTGGGAGGTGGTCAACGTCTAACCCGTCAGGATGTCGCAAATCTTGACCCAATTAAGTTGGGAGTCAAAGGTATGCGCGAGGAACTAGAAAAAGTTTACGACCAAATGGAAAGGTAATAGGAGGACATTGTGGCAGACGGAGTAACAGAATTTATTGATAATACAACAGCCGCTGTATTTATTCCAGAGTTATGGAGTATGGAGGCTATTGTGGCACGGGAGAACCAGTTAGTATTTGCTAACTTGGTTGACCGTAAATTTGAAAATGGGTTATCTTACGGGGATACTATCCACGTCCCTTCTGTAAGTAACCTGGCTGTTCGTACGAAGAGCACCAATGGTGCAGTATCGTACGAGACAATCACTGAAAGTAATAAAGACATTACTATTGCGACGCATCAATATGCGGCTATCGCTTTAGAGAATATTACTCGTGTTCAGAACAACCGTGACCAACTCCAACTCTATGCTGGCAAGCTGGGCTATGCCCTCGCTTTGGCAGTTGACGACGTATTGGCAGGGTTGGTAGACGACTTTAGCAATGAAGTTGGAACCCACGCCGTCGAATTTACTGACGACGATATCTTACGTGCTAGGCAGTATCTGGATGATGCAGATGCACCACAGGATGGTCGCGTAATGGTGGTCAGCCCCGCTCAAGAGACGGGTCTGTTGAAACTTGACCGCTTCGTCCACAACGATTACGAAGCTGTACATGGCCCAGCTCGTGAGACTGGCTTAGAGAAAGCCTACGTCTCCTCATTTATGGGGATGCCGATTTATCGTTCGGTAAACGTCGAAGGTACTAACGCCGCTGGTCACGACAATGGCATGTTCCAAAAAGAAGCCCTCGCCTTGGTTATGCAAATTGCCCCGAAGACCTACCACCAATTCGATATTGATTATATCGTTGACAAGGTTGTTATTGAACAGCTTTATGGTACGCAGGAAATCAGGGACGACCACGGCGTATGGATGAAGGGAGCTTAATAACAATATGGTGGAAAGTAGTGAAGCCACTGAGTTGGTGGATACTCAGCCGAAAGCAAATAAGACTACGGATAGGCTAGACCAACTAGAAGTAATGATAGCTGGTCTAGCCAGCTCCGTAGAAGGGTTAACTAGTAAGCTAGCTAATCCACAGGCCGTCAATCGTACGCTAAACCCCGAGGCTTTGCTAGAGGGTAGCGTCGAGGATGTCCGAAAACGGGTGATAGACCTAAAGTACCCAGGCCGTGCGGAGAATGGGCTGCAACCTGATGACATAGTGCTACCAAAACCTGGCTCTGAATTTGAGAGGAAGGTTCGTAGTGGCTTGAAGTTAGAGGGTGATGACCCAATGCCGCTAGGTCAAGTTATTAACTATATGTATGTCACTAAAAGAGAAGACGAGGTAAAGTACAAAGTGTTCTTTAAGGGCTACGGTAAAGACGGATGCCTGGAGAGTGAGCTTGTGAAGGTTGAGTTATAGAACCTCTTCGCTTAGCAGAGTTCCAACTGGACACAAGGGCAGCAAACCAAAAGTATGCTGTTCTCCATGATGACCCGCGTCGTACCAAAACGGGTACCTTCAAGGTACCTCGTGATGCAACGATGGGTCAGTATGAAGGTATAACTCGTGAGAGTTGTAACACATTCGTTGATATGCTTGGCAAGCAGGGCTGGACTCTAGTCACCAAACTAAGTGTTGGTGGCCCGTTTACAGCCCATGACTTAGATACAGGCATTACTCTCTTAGACCGTCATGAATATAGGGTACAAGGGCTCTTCCAATTCCGTGACCCAAAGCCTGCTCGCATCGAGATTCCGAGTAAGCTAGTTCGAGGTTCAACTGAACAAAGGCTAACACTGAAGGAGGCCCTAAATGCCTAAGGTTGATGGGAAGCATTTCCCATATACAGCAAAGGGGAAGAAGCAAGCTGCTTCTGCCCGTAAACAAAAATCAAAATCTAAACCCAAATCTCGTAGAGGTAAATACTAATGGCTGACCCTATTCAAATGGTAAGGTC